GTAGGCTATTAGCAACAATATGTTCCTCTCTTGCTTTTGCTGCGAGTAAAGCTGTTTTATGTATACCTAAGTATGTGTTTTTTCTTTATTCACCAATTGAGAAATATACTTTCCTGTAGACTTGTTAAGATGGGATCCTAAATACCCGCTGGTATTTGATTTTTGAAGTCTTCTAATGAATAAGTTTTTACATTTTTATCTAAGAAAAATCGCCTCCTCCCGGCACAGGGAGAAGGCAATAAAACTTACAAAAGAATCTTATAGGTAATCAAATTTAGTTCCGCCGGTAATGTTGGCCAGAACAGGATTAGTTGCTACCAACTCTTCCATTTTCTTTTGAACATTGACACCTTCATTGCATTTCGCAAATTCCAGTGCACGAGATTTTAGAGCCTGAACTTCAGCTCCGATAATCACCAGCTTGCTGTCTTCTTCAAGTTCAGCAACATCCATCATACCAAATGTGGTATTCATTTCAGGTGAGCTGATATCTTGATCAGCATTACCGTAAGCTTCACGGGCAGAAGTAACAATGTTACCAATTTCTTCCAGCTTCTCAGCATCAGAAGCGTCTTTGTTCTTTAATATTGCGCTAATAGAGGGCATATATATCTCCTAAATAATACTCACTAAATAAGGAAAATTATGCATAGTGAGTAACTGCACAATTTTTGTAAAACTAATAATCTTTTTCTTCTTTCAGAAAACCTTCAAATATCGAGACTCTTACTGATTTTTCAACCATGATGCTTTTTGGCAGTGCAAGCATCTTATTCATTACTCGACGCACAGCTGCTAGAGACTGTTCTCTTTCATACAGAAAAACGTCTATTTGGTAATATCTTGCTAAATAGCTATTGCCCATTGGCAGTACGTCAAAGTATTTATTCATTTCTTCTATTACTTTTTCAAAAGAGCCTGCATCAAATTCTTCTTTAAGCATAGCTATGTCATAATCTTTACACTTTTTTAGGCCTAATCTTTGAGAACCAATAACAACTGCACTTGGTACTGCTAGTAGTTTTGCTAAAAGACTTTTATCCATAATTACTTCCTCGTAAGTACAGGCAACATATTTGCATTGTTTAAGTTAACACCACATCTAGAACATGCTACATAATAACAACGCATTGCCACCAGGTCTTCGTGTGTTTCTACACCACCTTTATCGATGATATCTCCTACCCGAGCATTGAGATCGTCTGCAATATAAACTGTTTCATATTCCAAACCTTTGGAGGTAAATACTGTAGCAATCACGTAACTAAGATCGACTTTTGATTCTTTTGCCATTTTGTATAAATTAAATATATTTACACCCTTACGGTTCAGTGTAAGAAGTAAATTTACAGCACTCTTTGTTTCCTGATCATCTATACATGCCAACAAATGGCTCAGGTAAGTATCCCCAGGTTTGCGGTTCTTTGTGTAATTTTCGTACTCTTCTTCAAGGTACTTATACTTTTTTTGGTACACCTTTTTACCCTGGCCAGTTGATACTATAGCTAGTGGGTATGAGAATATTTCAGAGATGTTTCTAAGAAGGTGAAAACCTTTGTTTTGAGCTAATCTATGACTAATCTTTGAGATAATAGCAGCATTTGTTAAAGTACAATATAAAACTTTATCATTTTTGACAGGTTCATCTGTACCTACAAATTTAAACTCTTTGTCAGTATACTTTTGCATAAAAGATTGAATACGTTCAGCAATATCTATACTGCAACGAAAAGATTGAGTTAGGTTGAGTACTGGAGCATCTTCTAGTTCTTCGAAGCCGTCTACCAGATTTAAGAAATCGTAAATAGCCTGACTAGGTTCACCTAATCCAAGTTTTTTTGGTGCCTCAATAAGTTTGAAGATTTCTAAAGCTACTGCAGTTGTATCATTTATTTCATCCAGGATAACCAGGTCATACTTACATTTGACAGTACCTTCAACCAATAAGAGGTGAAAGTACTTCAACATGAAATTGAAGGTAGGTGCCAACGTTCCTTCGAGCATCATTTCAATGTACTTAATAGCCAGTTCCTGTAGCTTTACTTCATCCAGGGCACTCTCCATAAATTCAAACATATCTACTGAAGCAGAAACGTAGAACAAATTGATAGCCTGTATGACTTTGTATTTTGCACTGTAAGAGATTTTCTCTTTAATACAGGTGTAGGAAATGTCACTAATATCCTGTTTAGGTTTTGCGTACCGGTAAGCTAATGCATGCAGTGTTTTACACTCAACATTAGTATTTCTGAATCGATACTTTCCCTCTTGCACAATGGCTTTGTTAAAGGCTGTATACAGTCCTCTAGATGGATTAATCTCATCAGCGATACGTTCACTCATAAAACTATTATGAGTAGTTACATAATCATCCGTAATATATAAATTATCTCCAGATACCGTAATGCATTGCTGTTCTTCTTGATAACAAAGTTTTTCAATACTGACTATCGCTTTTCTTACTGTATTTTGTTTTCTAGGTGTTACTTTTATAGCCTTACGCTTTAGGCTGAAGGGATTAAAATCATTAAATCGTATTATGATAGTAAAACAGCTTCTGTTGTCTTTTTTATCATACAAATGTCTAGTTGCTGTACCGCCTAATGACTGAACTAATTCTGTAATATCTTTTGCTAGTTTTTCTGACGTAGTAGAATAAGTTACATGATTTCTTGTTCTTACATTTCCATCTGAGTCCATTAATCCATGCAGTAAATCTATTCTTTGAAGTTTACTTGAAAATTTATAGGTATCTGGAATAAACCTTTCATGAGAATATGTACCATGAAGGTTTAACTCTTTAAGTATCCTTTTTAAGCTGTGATCTCCGTGTTTTTGTACAGAATGGTTAAATACCTGTTGTAATCCTTTTTCTGAGGTATACCTAATCTTAGCCGGTTTTGTACCTTCAGGTAAAAGTGTTATACATTTATCTATGATACTTTTATCTTCTGAATAGCTACTTAAACACACCTGAGTCTGAAAACTCCCATCAGCTATAAGTGCTCCCAGTAGATACGGATCTAAGGGTAATTCTACATAATTTGTAGCAATATTTGTAAGGGGTACTTTAAACTTATAGCTTTTAGTATTTTTCAAATTTTCTTTCAGTAACTGTTTTAAAGAAACAGCCCTATATTCTTTATTACGCCAATTTTGGCTATTTACATACCATAAATGATTAAGTCCACATCTAGCTTTACTTCCATCACTAAAATTTATTTCATACACATCTTTTATACCCTGTGGGTGAATTGCTAATACTGTGTTTATAGTATTGTAAGGACTACATACTTTATCACCTACTTTAATTTTTCCAATGGTAGTCCAACCAGTAGGTGTAATAATTTTACTGCTTAAAGGTTGTTCTTTACCAGTACCGGCACCGGCTGATACGAGCAGTATTCCATCGGTGCTAACCACATGATCTTTTACGTCATGTTGTTCTGGAGTGTATTTTGTATAGCTCATTAATTTTCCTCAAAATAAAAAGCCCCTTCCGAAGAAGGGGATAAAACACGGAAACCAAAGGAGGGATGGGTTCCGCATAACCAGTACAAGGAGTAGTCACTCAAGTACCGAATGTTCGCTCCCGGATTTCCTCATAGAATCCTTCTTCAAAAATTTCTTGTTTGTCTAAGTCCAATGGATCAAATTTCATTGTGTACTCTTTCCCAAATTCCCGTACATCACAGTTTCTGCTTGATGTGTAATCTAGGAAAGTTTGAATAGCCTGTTCAGCAGCTTCTTGTTTAGAATCTGCTTCAACATGAAATTGTGGAAGACTGACTACGTAGTTTTTACTCATCGCTTATCTCCAAATTTTTTATTCATAATGTCATGATAAAATTTATACTGCTTAACGCCTTGTAATGTCACACTTCCAAATGGATTTTCCCTGGAAACTGGAGCACTTCTTTCGGTGGCACCACGAGTTAATTGTCTCAAATTATGCATTCCACGATCATATTCCTCTCGAACACCACAAAGACGAAACGCTTCACAAATTCTTTTTTCCATTTCAGCTTCAATGTTTAAGCTACGTACTTTTCTTTCATCTGTTTCTCTGTCACCTGTCTGGTGATACTTTCTGGTAATTTTGTCTTCTAATGCGCCAAAGTCCCAAGCTTCTGATGCGTCACTACCAGGCTTAGCCGGGTCCCAAGTAGCGACAGGGATAACCTTTTCTAATTCAGCAGCAGGTTTTTTGAAGAAACTTAAAAAATGCTTATTACACAGAGAGTGTTCATGGCATTCTGCGAATGGGCTATTAGTACAACCACCTACTTCACATACATACATGCTAAATTGCTCCTATTAAGTAAAGATATCCATATACAGGTAAACCATTAAGTATATAGTAAAAATTACCACTACAAGTTGTTTACGCTCACTCATTATTTTCTACTCTGCAGCTCTTATTTGTAAATCTAATCTTGCTAAAGCATTCCATGCAGCATGTGCTGAATGCAGCAGTTTAGTCTCTTCATCAGAAAGCTCTCCAGCAGCTTCTTTCATGAGATGTCTATACATAGCATCCGTGTACCGTTTCTCGCCGTCTGGTATTTTCATCCAGCCATTTTCAGTATACTTAATTGCTCCGTATGTACCTACTTCGCTAACAGCTTGCAATGCCCTGGAAAAACCGTTTAGGACTAAACCAATTTTGTTTTTTCCTTCATCGAGTTTGGCACCTGGCCCATCTGCTGGTTTGCCATTAGGGTCTGTTTCTTTAATCACGATTATTCACCTTGTCCAAATGTTCAGCCAAAAGAAAATTACAAAAAGTCCAAGCATGGTGTTTACTAACCGCATCTAAGACAATATCTACAGCTTCTCGTGAAATGCGACAGCTGACACTGCCAGTTTTTCCGATAGTGTATTTTTTAAGCAGATATCGTTTTCTGATACGAGAAGGAGTGTGACAAGTTTCTTGATAAACTACGAAAGTACCGTTTTGGTTAGAGTAACCACCCAAGTAAAAATTTTTATCGTTATTTCTAGACATAACTTATACCGAAAAAGGAAAATGTATACCAGGATGATGCTCATAACCTCGAATAGCATAGTCTTTAATAGTAGAATTCTCTAAGTCTTCAAGAGTTTTGATACGAGGATTGATTATTAACGTAGGTAGCGGAAAAGGACTACGTTCGAGCTGGTATTGTAAATACTTAATCTGATCTTCATAGATATGAGCATTTACAATTTTATGGTAAGCGATACCAGGCTTAAGCCCAGTAATTTGAGCCATTACCAATAAGAACCAGGAAACCTGGATTTGGTTAAATCCGTGTCCAAGAGGTATATCGTCACTTCGCTGATACGAAGTAAGATATAAGACCCCATCCAAAATACTAAAAGTATGTGAGTACATGCAAGGACGTAAACAACCAGACTCAAGGTCACCAACATTCCAGTAAGTAATAATTTCACCACGATCATCTATACCTTTCTTTAAATTTTCATAAACTTTACGAAGTTGATCACATTCCGTTCGTTCACCGTTTATATCTCTATGAAGCCAACTACGCCCTTGAACACCATACACCTTACCCATATCGTCTTTACCAAGACAATAAGGACTTTTTTGCCATACTTCAGCATTAGCGTTTGCATCCCAGGTATCTGTACCTAAAGCACGGAAGTCAGCAGCATTACTGAGACCTTTAATATAGCCAAGCATTTCAGCAACAGCTTTCTTCCAGTATGCCTGTTTAGTAGTTAGCAAATGAAGTTGGTGATCTCTACAATCATAAACAAAATCAGCATTAATGACAGTTTTGCACCTTTTACCGGTGCGTTTGTTATCTACCCAGACACCTTTGCTTAATATTCTTTTGCAAAGATCCAGGTACTGCTTGCTCATTTATACTCTCTAAATGCATCCAGCTCTAGAAAATTGATAGTTTCTTCTTTACGAGAACTAAAAATTGCGTCAATATTTTCTTGTAAATTTTTAAGAAAATAGTAATCTTCTGGCAATTCATCAATAATTTCATGAGATGCTGCACCATCAGGGTGATACTTCGTTAATATAGTACGTTTATTTTCACCTTTAAGATACACAGTAGCTAAACGACTTGTAACTATACCCTGTAAAGTGCGGATATCAGACAATAGTATGTCGTTATACGCCTGTAATTTGCCATTTTCATCAAGTAGTTTAGAAGAGACACCAGTCTCATGAATGAGTTTTTCTTCTAATTCTATACTAAAAGTAGTAGCCTTTTTACTAGCTGTATAAGACGCTTTCTCAGCCACTTTTTTTAATTCCAGCGAGCTTTCCAGTTGTTTTTGCAGATCAAATACAAGCTCTACCAATTGTGTAACAGGCATTTTAGCTAAAGTTCGTTTTGTTAAATTTTTCATTTATGGCGTGTCCCAGTAATCTTCAGTTAGTTTTGCATTTTCAAGTTCTTCAAACTTGTCTAATGCTTCTTTGTGTTTCATTGTTGTTAAATTTTTATAAGTAGCAGGAGTACCACTACCTTTTTTACTATCAGCAATAGTAAATTCTTGTTCACTAAATTCAGTCATATTGTTTTTCGTCATTTTTATTTTCTTTCATGTATAGGTACAATATCAATATGTGTTAAATGGTACATTTCAGCAGTTAACAGGGCTCGTTTCAATCATCGTAAACAATGATACTGTCTTCCACCCACGGAACCTCAGTGATTAAATATCCAAGTCTGTTGACTATGTGCATTCCATTACCGAGAATAAATATGCTGGCATCCTCTCCTGCGTCGTCTTCGTCGTCGCATTCAATCCATGTCCAGATGTGATTTATATTCGCGTTACGGACGAATACCAGCTCCTCACCGTATGTTTCAAACATGCACCCATCCAAGCTTGCATTGTCGTCGATGTGATTGGTGACAGGTCGATACTTCTCGATAAACTTATCCCAATGTAGAGTTACTTCACTCATGACTCTTTTCTTTATAGGGTATTTCGTGTTGCAGGGTGAAGTTAACAGAGTATTCTTTTTTCATAATTATTTACCTTCTACTTGCCATAAATAGGCATTGCATTTTGCATGTACAGCACCAATTGTTAATCCGGTATCGTGAGAATGATGCAGATGGATTGGGTGATCAAAAAATCCTTTAGGAAACAGTTTCTTAAAGATATGCTGTTTTTGTACTTTTTTGGAAGGATTAGCATATAAAGATTTATTACAGTACCAGCATGCATCTTTTTGAATTCGTCGGTACTCTTCACGTACTGCCCACTTCTCACTATGCTTCAGATTATCGTAGTCAACAGGCAGGTTGAATTTTCGCTTATCTACTGTGGCAAACATGATTAGTTACTGTGGAAGGTGTTATCAGAGTCATACCGATAAACCTGTTCACAACTATTTTCCAAATAACAACTATCACAATTGTTAGCCAGGTAAAACGCTGAATCTTCCCGAGCATCGGTGCCGAAACACGGAAGCACTGGAGGTTCTTTAATATGAGCTTTTTTTACAGCAAATAGTGCAAAAGTTACTAGAACTGCTATAGAACCTATCCATAAAAATATTTCAAACATATGATATCTCCTAATTTTAAAATTATTGTACTCACCTATGAAACATATAGGAACATGTTGTTTTTCGTCATTTTTTCTTTCCTTTCATGTATAGGTACAATAGCAATAAAACGATAGCCATTTTTCTTTAACTCCTCAAATTGCTTTATGTCTGCCAACACCCAAAAATGCATCGATAGCAGCATCTTTAGGTTCTAATTTAATAAATAACGGTTTGGCTGTTCTGCTTGCAACAGAATTCCTGGGTTTGCTGCATTGGGCTATTTGAGTATGCTCAATTGAACAATACTTACGTCGAATATAGTTATTATTCGACTCAGGTTCTTTACGATTTTTCTTTTTATTGAAAACAATTTTTACTTCCAAGTGTCTATCACACTCAGAAAGTTCACAAAATTGTGTTTCATAATGTCTTTTGTAATCGACATCATCTACAGTAGTAATTATGTCTTTATTAAAAACAATGCCATGAGCATATTCAATTGGTTCAAGTTTTTTCTTTTTAGTCATAATTTATTCCAGATAAAAAAATAGGCTCACAATCGGAGCCTATTTTTACTTCAAAATGTTCAGTTATGTTTGTCAGTCAGGAGACCACAGCCTACCATGAATACCGGTAATACTGCTATTTTCAATTAGCTTCTGTATTTCTTTACCCTTAATAGGGCCATGAGCAGTAATGACCTTTAACACCTTTTCTGTTTTACTAATCATTAGATTTGTACCATGCCATAGGAAGTTTCCTATCGGAAACAGTTACTCTAGATTTCCACCACATAGGTACAAATATAGCTAACAGCAGTAGTGCATTACCTAGCTCTTTTAATATGTAATCATTCATTTTTGTTTACTCCTCTTATTTTTTCTATAAAATATATTTCATTGACTATTCTTTATTCTAACGCTTTTAAAGGTATACCATGCATCCATTTATGTTCTACCCCCATCATTAAAAATTCATGTCCTTATCAGTCTGCCCTCAATTTTTTAGGTGTACAGGTCTCAAGAATCGCACTATGTCCGTGTTTCATTAACACCTTAGATTCAGGAACCACTTGCATATTTTTAGTTAAACAGTAATTCCTACGAGTTCTATTGGCCAAAGTATGAGTAAGATTAAGTAAGCTCAATATTGTCTCATGTGACCATTTTTCACTCATACGTCACCTACTCGGGCATACATACTATTTTCACTTCCAAGATCCCATGTAATTGCGTTATTAACTAATGCCTGAGCAACAATTAGCACATCTTGTTTATTAAACACACCACTACGCATAACTACTCTCCAGATAACCCTGTGTGGTCACAATTACCACGATCATATTGTTGGTTATAATGAATATCACTTGCTTGAACAGCAGCAATAAGTTCCAGCACAGATAACATTAGTATTAAAACAGTCATACAAAGCAGTAATAGAAATTTACGATTTGACATAATTAACGCTCTATCAATTTACAGTAACCTTTATTGTCACTGTATGTTTTAGTTAAACTAACATTATTAGGATTAGTACATTTTGGTTTCCAGGCCATACATTTATCAGCTTCACAAGTAGGAGGTGTTCTCTGTTTACTTATTTGACATTCAAATAGTGGTCTAAAAGGACATATCAATTCTACTGCATTATTGATATTCATTATAATTCTCCTTAAGGATTATTATTAAATTGATTAGCAGCTTTGTTTGGGTGGTTCAGCTATTTTGCACCCTTGCCGAGTCTTCGGCCTCTTTTTAACCTGTAAACAACTCCAAAAATTTAAATCGTATTTCTCTGCGTCAGACGCACCTGCTGCACCATTGCATTTGCAGACAGGAGGTACAAAATATATAGTTTGCAACGACAACCTATTCGAATTAAGTACAGCATTATGGCTTCCCAGGTGGCCTAAAGGATTCTCAATCTGGTTTTAATGCTGTGTATTACAGAAGCTTGGCATAAGGGATCATCTGCATTGCCTTTTGGCTGAATCGACAGCTCTACGCTTTGAAGAACGTTCATACGCAGCGGTACACGGTTGGTTACGGTACTTGGTACTATTAGTTCCAGCACTACTTTGTAATGCTTTTAATTGTGTTATGCCGGTTACCATTATCCGGCGTATTCGCTCAAGGTTCTGTAATACGGATCTGTTACCGGTTCTGTTTTTAAGTTGTGTATTACCTTAAATACCCGCAACTAACCCTCCTGGGTTTGAGCCAACATTGAGAAATAGAGCTGCTTGGTTCACTCTAGAACAAAATATTTTCATATTTCATTCAAAAGAGTGTACGGAGTACACATTTACATAAAAAATAACCTAACAACTCATAAGAGTCATTAGGTTAATATTTAGCTTAGTGCATATGAACTGTTCAGGATGTCTTCACTTAAGTCTGAGCTGTATTTATTAATTACAGCTTCTTGACCTGAAATATCAAATAATACATTTTTGAGAATATCCATATCAGCAAGTTCTGCCATAACTTCTCTGTATATTTTGACTAATGCTCCTGCATTACAAGGATGTACTCCATAAGAATCGTGAATAGTAGTAATATCAAAGTCACACCTAAGTACAACTTCTTCCAGTACTTCGGAATCTAACCAATGACATATGTTAGCTGGTAAACTTGCATCATTACTACGAGCCATACACACCTCAAAACGTTGAGTAAACGTACTATGATCAAGTTCATCTACTTCAATTCTTGCATCAATAAAGTCTTTAACATTGTATACCACAGTATTTCTATCTAACCCTAACCAGATATACTGAGAACTGAGAGGTTCTACATAGCTATTGATAACTTCTTTAGCTACTTCAGCACCAGGAGTAATTTCTGATAATACGTTATAAAAAACTTTTAATTGAGTATCGTTAAATATCCTTTTAGGCACAGCTTTAGAATTATAATTGTGAGTCATAATTGCATCTTTAACATGTATTCGTTTTAATCCTTCACCTGTTTTAACTAATTTAATACGCAATTGAGGAGATAATTGCTTATTCATTAGCTTTACAGTATTAGTGTAAAGATCAGGTCTTTTACCAGTATTAATTAAACCACACTGCTTAGCAGTCTCTTTACAACCACTTAAGATAGCCATCATTTGATGTCCACTATTTACACTGTCTAAATGCATGATGTGGCCTGTAGGTTTACCGTTTAAGGTGTCTCTATAGGCTATTAATGCTTTACGGTATAGTAATGGTTCATCTGCATATCTAATGATTTTCCATAGTTGATCTAATGTCCTTTCATTAACCCATGTTAACCTTTTATCCCAGGTTAATTTATCTTTACCATATGTATTGGCAATATCAATCTTAAGCCAATCAAGAGGAGTAAATTTATCAGTAATATTACACATATTGTTTTTCCTTATTTGTTTCTCTTTATTATTAGCCCTCCGTTAAGAGGGCAAACAAATTACGCCCAGTACATAGCCTTCGAGAGCTTAAAGAACTCTTCGGGTGTAACAATGCTACCGTCGACGGATACATCGATTGCTATGTTGGCAGTGTATATGCCGACATAGTAATGTACCTTCACTCGCATATCTTTGAAAACACCGATATAGAATCTGCTGGTCTTGATTTGGATAAAGTCCTTGATAGGGGCTTTACGCACAATTGCTAAAAGAGATAAAAGTAGTAAACGTTGTTCATTATTCATGTTATTTCTCCTAATCTGTTATTAGTTGTTTATCGCTAAATTCAAGTAAAGAACGTTTATATTTTGTACCTTGTAAATTTACATGATAACCAAGACTATAAATTCTTCCTCTAAAGTCTTTTTTATGTACAAAATAGAACTTGTTACCAGCATTAATGAGCTTATTGCAAGTGTCTCTAGACTGTTTAACATGCAAATAAAACTGTTTAAGAGCTTTTTCCTTTAATGGTTTGGTAGGCAGTTCTTCTTGCTCAAGCATTTCTTCATTAATGCTGAAGCTAACTTGTTGTAACTGGTTAATGGCACAAGTATCTATCCAGTAATCATGTTGATTTAATCTGCCAAGTATTACTGAATCAGTAGCCGTTAGATATCCACCACGGTAACTGGTACTATCCCAATCTCTTGGGATGCATAACATTGGAGGTAAGAAAGAAGTTCTTTCAATAAACTCTAGTGCAGTAGTACTTAACGTATAATGACTTTCAATAGCTAATGTATCAGTATGATTTGTAGTAGTTGCTCTATGATGTAGAGAATACAAACCAACATTACTGCAGACAGCTATCAATTCGCTTGCAGTTTTAAGTCCTTCTAACTGATCATCAAAATCCAGATAATTACTCAATAAGGCCACTGCTTGCTGTATTGGCACAATACCTTCTAAAGGTAAAATGACAATATGCATTTCAATAGCTAAATCCAGGGTATTAAAAGGACTTAGTTGCTGAATACGAGTATTTTTGCTGTCGTAATATATCTTTGCTCTGTACTCTGCAATTGCTTCAGCCATAGGCCAAAGTAGACTATCACTACCACAATCTATATCTTTTAAGATAACGGCATGTATATTCTTTCTGCTGTACATTTCTTCAACGATTTCTTGTTCAATCTTCATCATTCTATCCCTTGCTAAAAATCAATAAAATAGCTAAGAGAGTGCTATTACACACTCTCAAAGCTTACTACTTAAAACTGCACAGGAGGTTTGTCCTTTGCATCAACGCCAATGACGTTAATGTAAGATTTAATCTTAAATTTCAATTTCCTGTTATCGATCATGCCTGTGTGAACAGGGTTTTCTAAATGCAGAGGTACTCCCCCTACCTGATGCCATTGTCCGGCAGCATCACGCACAGCGATATTAAGGAATGCATCAGCCTTTTTAAAACTATTAATTACGGCAGCACTGGTTTTCTTTTCCATGACAATATTTACCTATAGGATAAATTAACAGACATACGGGATTGCATGTCGTTTTTTGTACCATCAGCAGGCAACCAACAAGAATGGAGTCAAGAAGAGAGCAGCACAACAGGTGGTGATGTTGTGTTTTGTGTTTCAAACAGATAGCACCCACCCCAATAACGGAGTGAGTGCAAACGGAGCTAGGAACTACTGTGCTATTGCTTGTTTAACTAGCTTGAGTTCAGCTTCTGTAAGGTTGTTTTCAAGGATAGTTAAGTAAACTAGCAGGCTTTTGCTGTTGCGAGCTATTAGTTCTTCGATGTTGTTAACGATGGTGCTTAAGTGTTTATTCATGGTTGTCTCCTAATAATTATTCAATGGTACAAGCAACCAGGTGGTTGACTTATACCATTATTTAAAACTACGTTGAATACAGCTCGTAGCCATTGTAAGTTGATCCCTCTAGCTCATCAGCAATAAAGTTAAACTCTTGCTGACTTGTCCATTGGGCTATCATGGATAACGCTCTCTCATAGTCATCTTTTGGGATAACTATAAAAGTTTCTTCTTTTGTTCCTAATGGAATACACATGCTGACCTCCTAATAATTATGTAAATATGCAATTGTATCGGCTATCTGGAAGAGAATCCCAGTAGGCTTCTTGCCTTAAGCATTCTACTTCGTATTGCTCTAAATCACCCATCTTAGTCTCCAAAATTGAGCACCATACCCTAATTGGTATGATGCATTTATATTACAGCTGGTTGCTCCACCATCTCCAGAATGCTCTGGGACAGCTGTCACCATCAGGACAATCAACACCCTGACTTGATAGTGACGCGGATAAGAACGCTGCTTGATCTTTATAGTCACCACCATAATTATCAAATAGCGAGTTATCCTGTCTAGCAATATCCATAGCTTGTGCTATAGATACCTGACCAGCTACTGCCTCTACATCCATGTCCCAAATGTCAGTAACATCTGGGTTGTTAAAAGCATCCACATAGTCCTTTACGTGGTGAAGTTGTATCTTCATATGATCTCCTTTAATCAACGAAGTTAATTACAGGCTGCTTCAACAACCCGTCCAACGCAACAAGATCGTTGCTTAATGACTGGCGAATATACCAGTCCTTCAAGTCCATAAATTGCTGTTGGACTTTATTACCTGCTCCAGGCATACGAGCAATGTCGTATTGTGGAGTTAATAGAGCTGTTTTAAGGCTCCAGTTTTTCACATTGGCATGAAACCAACGGTTAGTACTAGTGAGTGCTTTACTCATTTTAGTCTCCAAGGTATGTATATTAATGTGGGTTAACTGCGTAGGAATACGGTTAACGTAGTATGTGCCAGATATTTCCTTTGTTAAGGTTATGTATCTGGTACTTCATGTTTTATACCGTCAGAATGGCACGGAGAGCCACTGTAAGCGATTATTGGGATAGAGGAAGGTGATGAGTAAGGAACAAAGTAACGTACCGTAACACCTCTTATATCTCTATCTTTGTGTGTTCTTGTGTTATTTGTGTTGAAAAAAACCCCTTACCCGAAGGTAAGAGGTAAATTTCATACTAAACCAAGACGTTTTCTTGTCTCGTTCAGTTCAGCTTCACCCTCTGCAAGACGTAAGTCTTGTAGTTGGTGAAGATTATCTACTTCCTTTTCTGCCAGTTTGACTGTCTTTTCTACGGTCTCTGCAGATACTACAAGAGTATTGGCTGTTGCACTTATGACACGCTTAAGATCTGCCCAGATACCACGATGTTGTTGTTGTTCCATGATTCACCTCCGGAGTGAATGATTTGATAGCTTAAGTGCTACCATGTTATGTACCGCCAGATAGGCACACTGGTTCAAAATAAAGATAGTTATGAAGACACCCAGGGGGGTACCTTCCTTTTTCTCTTGTTCAGTGTGTAAGTAATGCCTTTATACAAAATTATAAAATTTTCAAAAAGTTGAAACTCAGCTCCCCTATAAAATTATTATTTTTGTGGGTAAACCTTTTGGTAAATTATATTTTACTTTCTGGTATACTTGTGGTTCTTTAAACAGTACAGAGACATAATATGAGTTATCAAGATATAGAGAACGAAATGCAGGAAAAAGGGTTAACTGCTCCACGGATTACGCCTGCGGATATTGAGAGTAAAATCTTTTCTGAAGAATTTATTCTGCAGCCAGCTGGTACGACGCTGACAATTTGTATTTTAATGTTGAAAAATGGTTATACGGTGACCGGTGAGAGTGCGTGTGCATCTCCTGAAAACTTTGATCAGGATATGGGTATGAAAATAGCACGGAAAAATGCTGCAGATAAAGTATGGACCCTGGAAGGTTACCTGCTGAAAGAGAAACTTTTTACCGGAGAACTGTAATGACTGATGAAAATACACAAGATATTCAGATGGACGATGAAGAACATATTTCCCACAAAATTGTAAAACGCTTACCGATGACACGGTTAGAGTATAACAATTTCCGTAAATGGGATCTGCCAGTAGATGAAAACGGAGCAGATCCTGGCTATCTGGTCGAATACCTATACGGTGGTGAGCCAAATGTTTCAGGTTTTGAAGGGTATGTTAGTTGGAGTCCTAAAAAACAATTTGATGATGGATGCACACTGGCTGCTGTTTCAGAAAAGTCGCTTAATACTGCTGATCAGGATGGTTGCCGGAAGAATGTTACGGATGTTGTAATTTTTGGTGAAGATCTTTATAAGTTGCTGAGTAAGGCCAGCTCCAAACGAGAGGGTTGGATGAAATCTTCTAAGGCGATGGAGACTCCTAATGGGTGTGTAGTTCAGGTTACCACGCAACAGAGAAATTTTGATGGTACTTATTCGCTGGCTGAAGCGTTGACGTTTGTGCCTCATGTGAAAATTATTGAGACAAAAGATGAAGATGGGGTAGTAACTGGCCGGAGGCTTATGTAATGACTCCAATACTCAGATACTTTGAATACTCCCATCTCCCAGTAGATTTGCAAAGTGTTAGCGTGACTATTTCAAAAGCTGCTCATGAGTTAGATGAGAAGCTGCCGGATGGTCCTGAGAAATCTGCAGGTTTGCGGAAATTGCTGGAAGCAAAGGATTGTTTTGTTCGTGCAGCACTGGTAAAGTAAGTGAATGAACTTATTTAATCAACATTGCCCGGAACAAAATCCATCTAGACGTGGAGGTTGTGTTGTGTAAGTAAGATTAATTTGCTGAACACCAAATAAAACCTCTACTGATTACGTCGTAGGGGTTTTTTATGTGTGGCCATAGCTCAGTTGGTAGAGCAAATGCCTGTGGCGCATACTGCCTGGGTTCGACCAATTATATCCCCGTGGACAACCGGTCAAGTCACTGGGCTTTCATCCCAGCATAGCGAGTTCGATTCTCGCCGGGGATACCATTTTTAAACCTGTTCCTTCGGGCATCGAAAGCTCAATTCTTTCCACACCCACCAATTTTTAGTTTCCCGAACGGCTGGCGGCATAGGCACAGGCGCAGCCTGGGCATATCCGGTGCCCCCCCGGGCACCAGCCAGCTTATGAGGGACAGTTTCTGGTTACTTACATAATATTACTAATTGTTCATAAAGTTAATTTATGAAGTATTATTGCCCTTATTTCTTCTTCCTCCTTCCATAAGAAAACGTGCAAAAAATACTTCATAAATTAATTTTACTCACAATTACTAATATTATTGGTTTGGCGGCACTATTGCGAGCACGTAAGAATATATAAAGAGAAATTATTTTTAGTTGCTAAGTGTTTGATTTTAAACACATTGCAATTTCCACCTGTGTTCAGGCTGGAACACATTTGTACCGCGGCTGGACCACAAACAGCAATATTGATCAGCTAAACTGGTACATTTGGTGTTTTTTGTTTAAATTATGTGGTATTATTATTGGCACATTAGCCAGGAAAGAACTATGAAAGATTATTTAGACGCAAATAGATATACGCTTACAGACAACGAAACAGGAGAAATAATGTATGTTGATAGTATTGCTAAAGAAGCTGATAAACGCTACTGGGAGAAAACGTATGCCAAAACTATAGCTGAATGCTTTGAGTTAGTTGGAAACGCACCAACTAAGGTTCTTGCACATTTTTTAAGGATTAAAGATTCTAACAATCAAATAAACGGAACTGTAAGAGAAATGGCTAAAGATATGGAAGTGTCCAAGACTACGGTGACTAGAGTAATGAGCGTATTAACAGAAGCAGGTTTTATGAAGAAACGTAGAAGCGGTTGTTATATGCTATCTCCTGACGTAATAAAGCACGGCAGTAGAGGTAAAGGAATTATGGTGTTAATGTTATGGAAAGGCTTGTAATAGCAGTATCTGATGGCAAGCAAGATGATTTAGAAAGCATTATTAAAGAGTTAGAAGTTCACGTTAACGTGCCATAAAACATATGGAGTAATCTTATGAAACTTACTAAAATTGAGGAGAAGCGGCTAATTAAAAAAGCCCATAAACTTATTGACCGAATCGAGAGCAATCTTGACCTCATTGTCAAAGCAGTTAGTTCAAAGCAACAGAAGGCAGCATAAAAAGAAAAATAAGCCAATTACAGGTACTACCTCATTTCAAGTAAGCGTCACTAGTGGTAATGAGCTTTCATATAATGAGTATTCAGATGGTGTGTCATACATACCAAGCGATGCTAACTTGGAAACAAATAAAGTTATTTCTAAATTGCAAAAATATAGTTAAGTAAGCTACACTGTTTGGATAAACTGGCTTTACTACTTAACTTTATGACCAAAAATTTACAAGAATACCTAAAATTAGCTGATTCCAAATCTGTTGATGTGCTGCTGTGGGTACTCGATAACCGCACAAATGATAATCGGCTTTATTCCACATTAGATTCCATAGCCGTTTCTTGTAACGTCACAAAAGTGACGGTTAGTAAGTTGTTTCAGAAATTATACAAAGCTGAATTTATATATAAAATACGAAACGGTCAATACCAGCTAATAAATATCGATGGCATTCTTTAAAAGAAAAGATATTGGCCGGGTGTATATCATTAAGATGGTGTTGCCTGATGGGTGTATTGTGCATAAAATTGGAATGACACACTCTAACCGGGCTACTGATCGTATGATGGAAATACTCAGGTCCTGGTTTACCAGGTACCGGTTTGTCCCATATAGTGAATTACGCCTGGATATGGAATGTAACTACCCTGGTGATCTTGAGAAACATATTCACCGGATACTGAAAAGTAAAAGATTTGAACCAGATGAGAAGGTTGAAGGAGGTACTGAGATGTTTACCGAAATCAACGAAGTACGAGTTATCCATTACCTAAGAAATTTTGATGAGGCTTCAGTAGATTCCTTAACCTCCTTGACTGATACCGATTGCAGTAATATCTGCAAACTACTAACCGGAAAGAGATAATGGGCGAAGCTAAAGCAAGTAAGACAGCAATCCTGACCAAAGACCAAATGCTCAGAGTATTGCCTAAAAGGTTAAAAGGAAATTATACAGATGCTATTTTGGATTCTGTAAATAAGTGTGCTCAGGACCAGAGCTTCAGAGAGTTCTTTAGGGATAATGTTTTAAGCTATACAAGCGTAATGCAGTCAGGAAGGTACAAATTAACTTCCTATGTCAGTGCTGTAAAATATGTCAGTCATAAACTATTGGGTGATAAGGATATAGAAGCCTACGCAAAAACCTTTCCTGATAGGTATCAAAGGATGAAAGATGAGGGCAATAGTCAAAACGTTATAGCAAGTTTTGCCAGTGCCTTTAAGAAGAATAAGCTAGTACAAGGTGTGTTTGAGCAGAGCATAATGCCTACTCACATACTAAATGCAGACCTATTCCAAAAAGCTATTAATACTCAAGCTGAACTAATGATGAATGCTAGAAGCGAGAAAGTTAGATCTGATGCGGCTAGCAGTTTAATGATGCACCTTAAACCGCCAGAAACCAAGAAAATAGAGTTAGATATAGGACTTAAGCAGGATCAAAGTCTTGCCGATTTGAGAGAAGCTACTGGGGAATTAGTTCGAATGCAAAGAAAACAGATGGAAGCCGGAAATACAAATGCATTAGAAATAGCTAACAGTACTATAATTAAAACAGTGGATTCTGATGAGCAGCAGTAAAAAATCAGTTGAAGATTATCTTAATAGTGTTGACTATAAATTTAAAAGCTATATACCTTCTGAAGCTAGTTTACATTTTATAAATTTTATAAAACTAGTTAATGGAGCAGAAGGGGAATCTAATAAGTCTCCGGTTACCCATTTTCAGTTGATGGACAATATATTTAGTGGTAAAACTAGATTAGCTGTTTTATGTCATCGCGGCTTTGCTAAATCAACACTGCTGACTACGTATCTGCCTTTGTATATAGCTGTGTTTGGAAAATTAGACAATTTTGGTGTAGTAAACTACATGTTAGCTGTTTTAGATAGTCAAGAAGGCGGTGCTAAAACTATGCGTAAGTCTTTAGAGATGACTTATAACAATAGTGAGTTTTTACAGCAATATATAGTAGACACAAGATTTACTGATACTTTTATAGAATTAGAAAATAGGGATGGGCACAGATTAGGCATAAAAATGGTTGGTGCCCAGATGTCTATTCGCGGGACAAGATTTGCTAACAATACCGGTTCTCATAGACCCGAGTTTTGTATTATGGATGATATTTTAAGCGATACTGACGCTAAATCTCCTACAGTTATAGCTAATATAGAAAATACAATACATAAAGCAGTAGATAAAGCAATGCACCCTACCAGAAACAAGATTTGCTATATTGGTACAGTATTTTCTCAGATTGATCCACTGTACAGAGTCATAGAATCTGGTAGATGGAGTCCGAGCGTTTATCCTGTATGTGAAAGATTTCCTTGTACAAAAGAAGAGTTTGTAGGTAGTTGGGAAGATAGATTTCCTTATGAGGTTGTAAAACGTATGTATGATGATGCTGTAGCAATGGGAAGAATGTCAGATTTTAATGGTGAAATGATGAATAGGGTCATGTCTGATGAAGATAGGCTTATTCAGGACAGTGATATCATGTGGTACAAGCGTGGTAATGTTATGCAAAATAAGGGACTTTTTAACTTTTACATAACCACAGATTTTGCTACAAGTGAAAAAACTAGTGCCGATTATAGTGTTATTTTTGTTTGGGCTTACAACAATAAAGGAGACTGGTTCTGGGTAGACGGAGTACTTAAAAGACAGCTAATGGATGCTAATATTGATGATTTGTTTAGACTAGCTCAGCTGTATAAACCACAGCAGACAGGTATAGAAGTTACAGGACAACAAGGAGGATTTATTCCGTGGATTAAAAATGAGATGATAACCAGGAATGTGTATTTTACTTTGGCTAGTGAGAATAATAGTAATAAAGAAGGTATAAGGCCTGTTACAAATAAGTTGCAGAGATTTAATATAGTTGTGCCATGGTTTAAAACGAAAAAAATGTATTTTCCGGAAGAGATGAAAGAAGACCCTATTATTAATGAAATTACAGAAGAATTGAGTTTGGTTAGTTTAGCAGGCATTAAAGCTAGACATGATGATGCAATAGACACTATAAGCCAATTAGGCAGTCTTGCTCCATGGAAACCTTCTGCAGAAGTAGCCAAAAAATACAATAAAGAAAGCAATATTTGGGAAGATGATTTTGAAGTTGATGATACAACTGGCATAGATTCCTATATTGTATAATACGGAAATTGGGTTATACTCAACAAAATTTTACCTATAAAGGCTATAAATGCTTCTAGCTGACTTGTTTAGCTATATATCCACATTAGACTCCTCATCTATAAATATAGGTGGAGATGATAACGGAGATATAGCCAGTAATCATTACCCAAAAGTTATCAATGCTATCAATTTAGCTATGATTGACCTTTATACGGAATTTCCTGTAAAAGTTCGTGGTATGACAATACAGTTGTATTCACATATTACGGAATATTATCTTGATAGTGACTATGCAGCTACGAATACCGAATCTACTGAAGTTTATAAATACATAACTGATACGGCTAACAATCCTTTTACGGACGATGTAATACACATAGTTACAGCATTTAATGAGGAAGGAGAAGAGTTCTATCTTAATAACGAAGAAGAATCCTTGTCCCTTTACACTCCTTCCTACGACATTCTTCAACACCCTTATCCAAGCAGTGAAAACGCAGTATTTCTTACCTACAAAGCACTTCCGACTAAAATTCCTACCAATTCCGATGTAGATACTTATAAAGTAGGCTTACCCAGGCAATTGCTGAATTTGTTGTTAGTGTATGTAAATTATAAATTACTGTCTTCTGTTAACAAGGAAGAGTCTATGGCCAAACTTAATGAATATTTAAGTCTTGTCGCTAAAGCTAAAACCAATGGCCTATTCTTATCTGATGAAGCTGCTAATACTAAGATAGAGGATTTGAAATGGGAATAAACAACAACCCGGCTAACTCAGGACAAATAGTTGATGACTACATTAATACTGCTTACGATACTGTAAAAGTTGTAGCTGACAATCTTACAGAAGTTGTGAGGGTAGCTGACTTATCTACTACGTTTCAGGCTTCCTCTACTCCTCCTACCACTAGAGCCGATGGCAATCCTTTAGAATCTGGTGATCGTTACTTTAATGAAAGCAGCACAAGCATTTATACATGGGACGCTACAGGTTTAGTCTGGATAGTTGAGGGAAGTACTAATACTACTTATGAGGCAGTTACTGTAGACGTTACTATGGCAAGTACAGGAACAATCACTCTTACAAATCCTTATGTAGTAGCTGGTGATAATAAAATAATTACGGTACAAGGAGTTATACAGTATCCAGGTACAGACTACACAGAAACTGATACCACTACTTTAGATTTTGGTGCTGGAGTACTGGTTGAAGGAGATACAATTTTTTCTATTATAGGAACTTCAGTAGCTATAAGCACTATAGATGCTGCTGCAACTACATATACTCCTGATGGAGGTATGGCTACTACCATAGCTGCTAAATTAAATTCTTTGCATTATGCTACATTAGCCGCTGTAATTGCTGATGTTAGTAATTTGCAGTCTGGATATGTTTTAGATCTTGCGGAAAGAGTAGC